CATATATGCTTTGGCATTGTTCTTACGAAACCAGTCCAAGTGCTTACGCATTATCTTCCAATGCTTACTGGCACCTGTACCTAGTGTCTTGTCTTCAAGAGTGGCAAGAACCTCGTGATAAAATATCTGGTCGTGTTTAATCGCCTCCTCTTCTGTTAGTTCAATAGACTCACCTGTAAATCTATTGCGTCTTGTATAATCGTGATTTGTTTTTGTTTCCATAGTCCTATACTATCCTACATTGCTCTCCTCGTCAATCTTTTTTATTGTAGTAGTATAATAACTATGCTCGCCAAAAGAATAGTTGTGAGTATGTTTCTCTCGTACTGGGTCCTCGATACGTGTTTCAAGTGGCTCGGTTCGTGGATCGAGTGCAACTATACGTTGTAGGTGTGTTCGTATATAATCATACAAACAAGTTTGACTGCAAAAATAATTCATCACGAAATCAGGGTGATACCATTCTCGGTCTGTCTCTTGTTTTATTTTTCTAGTTCTTAAAACTTTAGAACCCTTGCTGCCTCGCACTCGATCTTGTGTGCGAGATTTATGACAACTAGTTCCGTGACACCAAATATAATCGCTCACGATGACCTATACCCCTCTATTCCAATAAGAATAATTGCCACTATGAAAATAAGGGAAAGCCCGATAGGGCTTTCCACAAATATTAAATTAAATAATTCAATCATATTTTTATCTGCACTTTCCCAGTTGCATTTCTCCAACCTTCTGCGTCCAAGTCCCAATAGTTTAAAACTGATTGTCCCGATTTATCTATGTATAAACCTTTCTGACTCGGTGTGCCATCTGGTTTATCGTATCTGCCTTTTCTTGTTATAAAAGCCTTATGCTTTTTTGCGTAGTAAGTTATATAAAACATTTCGTCCTTTCTGTTATGGGATTATCTTATAGGATAATCCCATAGTTGTCAAGTGTTAATTTACACTTTGTTTTTCGTATTGTAGTCTTGCCTTGATCTTATCCTCTCTTGTTTGCGTTTTGTTTTTCATACCTTTAATCATACTAGCCAAGTTACTAGGGTTATAGATAGTTAAACCAGTAGAGTTAGTTCTAACTAATTCTGCCTCGTCTAATTCTATTCCAAGTTCTTTTGCAAGTTCAATACCCTCACTTAAATATCTGTATGCTTTCAATCCAATTTTTAATTGGTCTGTCTGCTTTGTGATACTATCAATCCAAGTTTGGTGTGTGCTTACGACTTTTGCTTTCGCACTTCGCCACATTAAAAAGATATTGTATTCATCTTTTGTGCAAGCGATTGCTCTTGACCTACAATGAGAAGTTCCAATGACATCAAGATAAAATGGTGTATTGAAAGTTTTAGTCAAACCAATTGCACTATCATCACTAGAATATTGACTTGTTGATTTACCTAGAAACTTATTGTTCGCCTCTACGTGCTTAGTCTTATGTGGATTGTCATCTTTACCATTTTGCTGTGCAAGTATATCAGGATTACAACCATTGGCTTTAAGTTCCTCTCGATAATATGCGTGAGCAAAGTGTTCGCTGTCTCGACTACCCCCATATTCATTACCATTGAGATTGCCATACAATCCAAAATCAAAATGTGATTTAGTTTCTGTTTGGTCGCCATCTTCATCAACATCTTCGTTGTGTGCAAAGTAAAAGCATTTATCTTTTGCTACTACATCACAAGGGTCGCCATATTTCTTTTTAAACTTTCGTAGTGTGGCTACATCATCTTTTGGATATGACCTCTCTACTACTTGTCTTGCTACATTAAAAGTATCTCTTTGATAAGTATTAAATACTTCTCTTGCTTGTAGAAATGCTTGTTGCTCTTGCGTTTCCTCTTTTTCGAATACATCTTTTATTCTATTGAATAACTTGTTTCTGTACTCGGTGTTCATTCTTATTTTAGACATTTAGTCCTTTCTGTTTGTGTTTATAATTATCCTACATTATCCCTTGACAAACACTTTGTCAAGTATTATATTGAGTTAGGAATATCAGACCTGCACAAGCTCGGCTTCGGCCTTACAATGTACAGGGGTCTGGTAGTCCTTTCAGGCTCCTGAGTATGAGCCTTGATAATAACTGCTCGGGCCTTGAGCCCTGATCACAGGTTGGCACACTTGTAATAAGTTGATCAACGCCCTGTGATCTGGGGTCAAGGCGGATCGGCCTGCTATTGCGAAAGCGTAGCTTATACTATGGGTTGCAGTGTGACTGACTACAACGTCCCCTCAGCGACGCGTTTGGAAGGGGATCGCCCACAGAGGACCCCCGCCTTTGAGCCCTGATCCAACTCTCTTTGTGAGCAAGCTACGGCCTATCACAAATGACAAGTTGGATCTGGGGTCAAGCTATTAGTGTCCAAAGCCACATGCGAGCGGGATGTGAAGAGCGTGGCCAAAGCTTCAAGCTCGAGGTCAGTCGAGAGCGCAGTCAAAACGCTCGAGCAACAAGCTTCAAGCAGCAAGCACCAAGCTACAAGCGTCAAGCCACAAGCTTGCCACAATTAGATGGTAGACTGCAGGCAAAACAGAAAGGAAAATTATGCAAGTTAAATTTGAAGACAGCGGTACTCCGCTAAAGAAATCAAGAAACAGGAAAGGCGAGACATGCGACGAGCAGCTGGCCAGGATGTGCAAGAACATTGCGGACGGCATCTCCAACCCGGAGGTGATCACCGACGAAGAAACAGGAGAGAAGCGTGAGCAGACGGCCAGTGAATGGATGCAGGACGTCTATGACATTCGTTACATCGTGGACAGTCAGAAGCGTTACTACGCTGCAGAACTCATGGTCGCTGGAGGCGGGCCAACCATATGGGTTAACCTGAACACGAAAGAAGTTGAAGGTTACTGGGGCTCGAACCGCGTTACGGTGCCCTTCAGTGACAACCTGGGGCTGGACGATTATTGTGAAGAGATGTATGGCTGCTAATTGGTCGGTCGACGTTTCAGGGCTCAAGGTCCAAGCGTCAAGCTTCAAGCGCCAAGCTCGGAAAGTTTCAAGCCACAAGCATCAAGCCCCAAGCACCAAGGTTCAAGCTCCAAGCCGCAAGCGACAAGCTCACGGACCTGTTCTCCCTGATAAAGTTTCAAGCTCCTCGGACCAAGGGCCTCAATGCAGATAAACGTATTGTAGGGATGACGCATATGCCACGCTACTTGATGTGGACTAAGTCTAACCTTGTTACTCTTCGTGACTTTAAATTCAACTGTAAAAAAAGTATTATATTTGTTGTAACACAATGCATCTGGCATACCTGGAATGCTTAAATTT